AGGGGAAACATCGCATCGGCATCGTCATCAATACCGATCCCCACGATGGCCCGGGTCAGCACTGGGTTGCGGTCTTCTGCGACATCCGCCCCGAGCTCGAGTTTCCTCGCATGACCTACTTCGATTCGTATGCCCAGCAACCCGAGCCCGAGATCCGCACGCTGATGAAGCGCTGGAAGTCTCAGTGGGATGCCACGAAGACGCACACCCAGGGAATGAAGCTCACGTACAACAAGACCCGCCACCAGTACAAGGATTCGGAATGCGGAATGTACTGCCTGTATTTCCATCTGGCGTGTCTGCTCGAGATCCCCATGGACCAGAAGCTCCCCGATGACGTCGTCAACGCGTTCCGGAACTTCCTGTTTCGCATGCCAAAGGAATCTCCCGCGAAGGAACAATGAAGGCGCTTCTTGCTGCGCTGTTGGCGGGGCTTGCGGTCTACCTCCTCTACGATACGTGGACGCAGAAACATCCAGTGTCCCTGCGAACGGGACGTCTGTGCGACTTTACGGTTGCGGGAGCGGTCTTCGAAGATCCTACGGATGCGATCAAGCGCGGGGTTCGACTTCTCGAGGTTCACATCTATTCCGATGAGCGCGACCAGCCCGTGGTTGCACTGAGCCCGCAGGTGGTTGGAAGCAATATCGCGCAGGACAACATCTCCTTCGAGTCTGTCTGCGTGACGATTGCAAACGAGGCCTTCCCGTCCAAGGATCCGTTCATCCTCTCAATGGTGCTCCACACCGAACGGACGGTGACGATCGACAAGGTCGCCGAGCACCTCACGACCATTCCCCGGAAGCACCTCATTCCGGATACAGAGATCCAGTCCGCTGAGATCTCACAACTCGCGAACAAGCTTCTGCTTGTCTCGGGAGGAGCGATCAATGGCACTGCGTTGGAGTCTCGTCTCAATCTCAACTGGAATGACGCGGGCGTTCGTCGCCTCACCTACCAGCAGGCGATCGCGCCTCGTGACCCCACCGAGCTCAAGCGCTTCACTCGCGATGGCATCGTCCTGGTTGCGCCGGAGCCTCACTTCAAGACGATCGTTGGAAATCCTCGCGCCCCCCTTGCGTTCGGATGCCAGTGGAATCTGTTTCTCGACGGACCCTCTGGCTTCGTCGCAAAAGAAAGTCGCGCATCCTAAACAAAATGGATCCTCTCTCTGGTGCTGTCGCGACTGAAGCTGTGAAGGGTGCGGGCGCCGTTGCGGCGATGGCCGGGGGCAAGCGCTCCAAGTGGCTCGCCCACGTCAAGAAGACCATGAAGGCGCACAAGGGCAAGTCCCTGAAGGCGGTCCTCAAGATGGCCAAGAAGACCTACAAGGGTGGTGCCTCCTCGCTCTCCCCGGCCCAGGCCGGTGGCAAGCGCAAGACCCGCCGTGGCACTCGCCGTCATTAAAAGAGAAGCCTCGTCTAGAGGACAATGGACTCGCAACCTCTGACGCGTAAAGAGTCAAAGAAGTCCGCCAAGGACAAGAAGCAGTCCATCTATTCAACCAAACACATCCGCACTTTGGAGGCGCTGAAGGAGAAGCGGTCAAAGTAACCTCGCGTGCGAGACACGATACGTCGTCTGACGGTCTCTGTCTTTCGTCCGACCCCCACCCGCCAGCTTTCTGCAGGTTTTCCCACGGTAGGTCTTCTTTGCACACCCGCTCTTGTAGTACGCCACGTGCTGAGCATAGCCCCTGTAGGTTCCGATCGAGACCCCCACCTCAGCCGACAACGCCTTCAGGAGACCATACATCCAGCGCTGATAGTCCTTCCGGCTTCCGAGGGACGGCTCGTGTGCAGTGATGTACCGGTCGTAGACCTTGCGAAGAGGCTGAAACGGATAGACCTTGGCGAGGGCGTGAAGAAACGTCCGCTGGGTTGCCATCTGCTCGGGTTCAGGGGCGTCAGGGTAATTCGCGGCGATCGAAAAGAGGAAGTCCCGACCGGGAACAGCGACGGGCTTCAGGCTCTTGTACTTCGCCTTCACCTCGGCAAAGGACGGATCGGGTCCCGGGTCGACAACCGTGGGATCCTCTTTGGCCTGGGCTCGGAGCTTGGCATTGACGCGGTTGTGAAGGTCGTAGAGCCACTCGGCAGGATCCCCGCGGAGGGGGTGCTCCTTGACGAACTGCGTCGTGGACTCGCGACAGAAACGACACGGCAGGACATCCTTCATCTGATTCAGCACGTCGTCGGGGTGCTCGGACTTGAAGGAAATGAGATGGAAGAGTTGCCATGCACTCGGCGCCCAGAATCTGGTATCGTAGCCCATCTTCACGCACTTGTCTTACGCAAAGATAATGAAAGCGTAATCCTGAGAAATATGCCGAGCAAGTTCGAAGGAGCGTTGAACGTCAACGCCTCGCCCGTGAGCAGAAAAATGTCGCGGTGTGAGTATAAACATGCTGGACACTAAGGATTTGATCATCATCACGGCGGCGATCTACCTGGGCTCGGTTGTGGCCAAGTTCTTTACCGCGCTGTCTGAGGGCGTCATTGCCCCCATCCTCGCACCCGCTGCTGCTGCCGGCAAGGGTGTTGCCGCCTACACTGTCACCATCGGTGGCGCCACCCTCAAGATCGGTGAGCTCATCTCCTCCCTCGTCCAGCTCATCATCTCCTTCATCCTGGTCGTCTTCACCATCGGCATCCTCCGCACCTACTTCCTCTCCAAGATCGGGGCCTCCCGCACTGCGTAAAAAAGTAGAGGCTTGATACAAATGGCTCGCAAAACCTCTCGTCGTGGCGGAGCCTGGTATGACCCCCGCAGTTGGTCCGTGTTCAAGCCGAGCTGTGAGAAGGCCACCAAGACGTCTGCGGATGCTGACGCGGCCGCCGCCAAGGCCAAGGCGACCAAGGATGAGGTCTGCCCGGGCGAAGCGTCTGCAACCTCGCTCCCGGTGGACACCCCGGTCACGGCCCCTACGACGTCCACCACGGGCGCCCGTCGCCGTCGCACCACCCGCCGCAAGACCTACAAGGGTGGCAAGCACCGCAAGGGACACCGCGCTTAGAGCGTCCCAAACCGGAAGCTCGCCCATCCGCCCGCAGGGAGCTTCCCGTAGAGAGCCTCGACACGCTTGCGAAGCTCCTGAATTCCCACGCTGACCTCGTTCTGTCGCTTCCAGTCCTTGAACGCCGTCGCAATCTCAGTCCATGAGACCTTCTCGTATCCCTCCGCGGGATCCGTGACGGTTTCCTCATTCGTGTGGAAGAACTCTCCCATGAACCGCGCAATCGCGTCGGACTCTTCCTTGTACTCGTTGGTGTACTTCTCCACGTCCTTGGGAGGAGTCAACCGCGTCAATCCCTTCCCCTCCATGTGGAGGTGAATGAGGTAGGCCATGAAGCACTCCGCCCATTCGGGAGACAGCACCTTGTGCATGATGCTCTCGTCCATCTCAAGCTCATTCGTCCCCGCCTTGGGATTTGCGACGAACTTCGAGCTGAACTCGATCACCTTGAGACGGCGCCAGGTACCGCCATCATTCGAGTTGACCTTCGGCTTGTCGTTACACGCCAGATGGCACTTCGCCTGAACGTCGAACTCCACCATCTCCTTCGATCCCTTGAAGAGATCACGACCGGTGACCTTCTCCGAGCTCGTGAGCTCCTTCATGAAGCCCGTCGACAGAGGCTCTCCCTCATCGGGCTCAGACATGAAGACGAACCGCTTGCCCCGCATGCGGACGAGCTCCGGATTGGCAGCGCCCGCTGCTCCACGCTTCTGGGTGAACATCGCGATGTTCGCCTTGTAGCAGTAGTCCCCGAACGCCGTCGCGCACAAGTTCATCAGCATCGACTTGCCGTTCGATCCCGATCCCGTGAGGATGTGGAAGCGCTGGGTGAAGACACCCGAGAGGCAGGTCGCGAGATGATTGAGGAAGTAGACCCGCGTGGGCGTATGAGGGAGGATGCTCTTCAGGAACTTCTCCAGCTCGGGCCAGCAGGGGAACTGATGGTACTGGGTGTCGAGGCGGTACTCCACGTTCGTGCAGAAGCTGATGCAATCCTCAGACTGACCCGGGCGGAAGGACTGGGTGAGGGTATCGTAGACGCCATTCGTGAAGGCGATGAGGTGCTTGTTGTCATCGAGCTTCTTCGCGAACTCGCGATCGTAGAACAGAAGGCGACACTGCTTCATCACAGACTCTGCGAAGCCCGTGCGACGGAGCTTGAGCCAGGCATTCCAGTAGACCTTCTTCTTTGCAATCGCCTGGCAGGTCTCACAGGTCGGGTCGGGCTCCTTGAGCGAGTGCTGGCAGGGGTTGTTCTGCGCAAAGGTCCCCTTCTCCTGCTCCTTGGTCATGAAGAGCTTGGCGATGTCCGACGGAAGACGCTTCTGAAGCTCCACACCATCATCGGTCTGGCGCCAGATATGGCCGACATACTGATACCACTCCTTGTTCCGGAAGTCTGCGCACTTGAACTCGTCCCGATACTTCGCGAAGATCACCTGGGCATAGTCATACTCCGTCTCACGCTCGGCTGCATCATCGACGAGGCGGTCCACGTTGCTGGCCTCAATCGCGAGATACCCCTCGAAGTTATCGAGCTTCGACCAGGCCCGCAGACTTCCGAGTCCGAGACGCTCACCCTCAACACGGAAGACGAAGCCGTTCCACGCTGTCCGCGCCTTGGCCTCGCGACCCGGAACCGTCGTCCTCGCCATGAAGTCCAGGAAGACATCCTCGAGGTCCGGGTGGATGTTCTTGAGACACTGACCGGTCGCCGCCCAGTCGTTATGGTCTCCGCTGTGCCGATGCTCCCCGAGGTTCTTCACGTGCTTGTCAATGTAATCCTTGAACGTATCCGAGAGCGGTGCGATATAGACGCCCCGGCCTGGAGACGAGCCACGCGAGTCCGTCTGCGTCCGCTCCATCTGCCGACCGCGAGACACCGAGCGATTGACCGGAGCCTCAGCCGGAGGACGGCAGTGATCCTTCGCATAGTCCGTGAGCGGAGTCTCATCGTCCTTCCGAGAGCGAACCGAGAGCTTCTTGACGAGCTCCGGTGTGATCACCTCGGGAACGTTCTCGTCGATACTCAGCTCGCCCGTCTCGGGATCCCAGTCCAGCATGTAGCGGATCTTGTACGGAAGCGCACCATCCGTCTTCTTCTGGGAGCCGAGCAGAGGCCAGTTGTTCGTGTGGCTGAGCGGTTGCTTGTCATAGACATCGTCCCAGGGCTTCGTGCACCCGAGGTCCGGGAAGAAGGACTCCATGTCCTTGAGGAGCGAGCGACGGATGCTCTGCTCGACATCCGCACGAGTCTTGACCGCGGGGATCTGGATGTGGATGCCAGAGCTAGAGAGGTCATCCGCCTTGCTGTAGGTCGGGTGGTCCTTCTCCAGGACGTAGAGCTCCACGCTCTCCGGCATGACGTGATACTCCTTGAGCTTCGTCATGAAGGCGGTCGCGAACGCAACGACCTGCTCCTGGGTGTGCTTGTGCTCCTCGACACGCCCCTTGTACTTGAAGTCCAGGTCAATGCGCACCTGACCGATCGGCGTCGACTTCTCCGTGAGGAAGCGAGCCTTGCAATTCCGGAGGTCTGCACAGTAGAGCTTCAGGAACTCCTCCTGGTCATCGTCATTGATCATCCACTTCTCGCGATTCTCGAAGGACCAGTGGCTGAAGGGCTTGTCCTTGTCGGTGACCTGTCGGCTGACCTTTTCCCGGTCCGTCTTTCCATTCGGGTTTCCATTCAGAAAGAGATCCAGACGAGTCGCCATGATACTCCCCTCGACAACTTCTTGGCCGCCCATCCGTTTTGAACGCACAAAAACGGACCCGGAATGTCTCCGGAGAAGACAAGCACAATGAAGTTCTGCCGTGACTGCTCCAACTTCCTGTTTGACACAATTGAGCGTGAGGTGGAGGGCAAGCGCACTGCGTTTCGCAAGTGCCGGTCCTGTCCTTACGAGGAAGCGGTCAGCAAGGCCAATCCGATTGTCTACGACCACAGCCTCCAGCAAGACACGGCCACGCAGTACTCGATCAACCCCTATATCGAGTATGACCCAACGCTCCCGACCTTCACGACGATGGTGTGCCCGAATGGCGAGTGTGCCACGCGGGGACGGGAATCCTCCATCAAGGGCATCAAACTTGATGCATCGACCGTGATGTGGTATTATCGGTGTACGGTGTGTAAGGAGACGTGGAAGCAACTCGCACGTCAGAATGATGAGTAGACTGGCTACCACCCCGCCTGCTGGGGGAGACGAGTATACGTGCTCGTTGCGGACTTAAAGCCTGACGGGAGACCGCCCGGTTGCTGGACGCGAGAGGATCCGAGGGCACCGGACGTTCCCGCATAGGAGACCGTAGAGCGCGCATCGGGATTGGAGCGAGTCTGGACGACCTGCTGGGCCACAACCCGCGCGTTTCCGACGATGTTCGTGACCGTCCTGTTCGTCACAAAGGCAGCCTGACTGGCAAGAACCTCAGCGTTGAGGATGCTTGCAACGGGGACAACCTGAGCGGTCGTCTGCACCGACTTGGGAACCTGCCCGTTTTGGTAGGAAGCTGCTGCACTTTTGAGCTTGAGGTACCGTGTGTAGTCCGAGGCAGAGAGAGTCGGCATTACTTTACTTCAAGAACAGTTTCCGCCCCGCCTGCGGAGACTCCCACACCGGGATCGCAAGAACGGTTCCGGGAATATAGCGCCGAACCTCAGAGGCTCGAAGCTGGGCCGGCAGGTAGCCACCCTTCGTGGGAGCCACAAAGGTGCGGGACTTCTTCTCGGGATCCGTGTTCACGGTCGCAGCTGCCTTGAGCATGCGCGTCATCTGAGAGGCATCGGGGACACTCGGCATTTAGTAAAACGGAAGATTTTCGCTGAAACCTTCGTTGGGGTATACAATGGAGCACCCCGAAGTCAAGCCCGTCTTTCGCGCCCAGGTTGTCGAGTCGGTCCAGCAACCTCGCAAGACTCGAGGCTACTACACCAAATATGAGTACACGGCCCTCGTCGCCATGCGGGCTCAACAGCTTGCCGAAGGTGCAAAGCCTCTGGTCGAGCTGACGGGTCTTCGCCAGAGCGACCCCCTGTTTGTCTGGAACGTCGCCAAGCGTGAGATCGAACTGCGGAAGCTTCCCTTTGTGATGCGCCGTCAGCTTCCCGATGGAACGGCTGAGTTCTGGTCGACGCAGGAACTGGAAATCGTCTGGTGAGAGAACAAATGGATCCGTTTGGAGACCTGGACGCGAAGCTGGAAGCAGACCTGCAGAAAGACGCGTTCAAGACAAAGCTGGCGGCGTTCCTCAAGGCCTACGCCGCGAAGGATCGTGACACCGTTGGACGGATGCGGAAGGACCCGCAGGTGGAGTGGATTTTTCAGTTCACGACCTACTACGACCTCAAGAAGAGGGAGGGGAGCCTCCGCGACCACGAGCGCGCCGCACTGGCCGACATTGAACTGAAGTACCGCAACAGCATTCCGAAGGCGTATTCCAACGGGGTGCTCAAGGCGATGCTGACGCCTGTTGCCCTAGCGGTCTCGTCGGATGTTGCGCGCATTCAGAAATATGGAATTGCGACCCGCGAGGATGCGTTTGCTCTCGCAAAGGGCAAGGGGCGCTCCCGTCGTCGCAGGCTTACACGTCGCCGGCGCACAACTCGTAAGAGGTCATGAGCACTCTGTCTCTATGGATTGCGGACCCGATCCTGCGTCAGGCTATGCGCGAGCACATCGCCAATCGTCGTGCAACAGACAGCGGGGTGGACCTGATCTGCCCGCATCACGTGTTTTCCAATCTGCCCCAGAACTTCCTCGGTCGTGAGATTCGCACGGGAGTTGTGGCGGTTGCAACCAGCGTGATCCACGGACCTGTTCCCCTTCTTCTCCTGGCGCGTTCGTCGACCTCCATGACTCCTCTTCGAATGTCCAACCAGATTGGCCTTGCAGATGCGGGCTATCGGGGCGAGCTCATTGCGCGCGTGGACTACTTCGGGAAGGAGTACGAGTATGAGATCCCCTTTGGACGCCGTCTCTTTCAGATCGTCGCGCACGACTGGCTTCCGTTCACGACGGTGAAGGTTGTGGAGCGCCCCGAGGATCTTCCTCCGGCCCCAGACCAGCGAGGAGCTGGCGGATTTGGGTCGACCGGTCCGTAAGGTAAAACCACAGAATAAATGAACCGACTAATGTCCCCAAGGAGATCCACCCTAAGACTTCCATTCTTGTCTTTCCTCTAGACAATGCCTGGTCGTCGCGATACATGGGACAAGCCCGTTCCTCGTCAGAATATCGTCATCATTCGCAGGGCGGATCGGACTCCCTTGAGCCGTCGCCAGCGTGCCGAGCTCTCGGAGCTGAATGCCGAGGTCGATACCCCTCCGGATGAGCGGAACCTCTGGACCACCGAGTACAAGCTCGCGCGCAAGATCGGGCAGGACTCGACCTCAACAAAGGTTCAGGGAGGACGGCGGAAGACCCGTCGCTCAAAGCGCAAGAGCCGCAAGAATCGCGGCTAACATCAGAAAGAGGCCATCCGCCCATCCATGCTCCTTCGACGCCCCAAATACAGAAATCCCAAACATGTCCCGGAGACCTCCGGACGCGTTTGCGAGGACTGCAAGAACGACAAGGACGATCAGAATCCACTGTTTCGTCTTCGTCATTGAAAACCGATGTATGTTCTCTTGGGAGAAACAACGGTACCATGAACTTTACATCTGACATGCTGGTGAAGCTTACGCCTCAGGAGAGACTGCTCCTTCAGGTGCTGTATGAACGCGTGTCCGCTCCTCCTCCGCCTCCCTCTGAGTGGCCCTGGACGATGCGAGGCCCTGCAACGGAAGCCCAGGCCTTTAAAGCCCGGAGAGGCGTGCCAAGTCCGCAGCTGACGGCGGGTAAATCAGGAGTGTCTGTGCCGCCGCTGGAGGAGCGAGCATCTTCGGTGCATCATGGGTCACCAACCGCATCGCCTGCGCAACATCAATCGACTCCGTCGGAGTAAACCGAGAGTGATCCTTCACGACGTCCTTCGCGATCGCATCCAGTTTGACGTCCTTCGTCCAGACGAGCACGCCAAATCCAAGAATCAGCATCAGGGCAAATCCAATCAGAGCAAAGTTGCGGTAGGTTGCACGGAGGAGCATTGTTGATTCGCCAGAGAAGAAAAACGGAAGTCTCCGGGACTACCAAGAGAAGACCCATCATGGACTTCCCGATTCCCGTTCGCTGTTACACGTGCAATAAGCCCCTCTATGGAAAGTGGAAGTCCTTTCTCGAGCGGATCAAGGCCTACCGCACGCAAGAGGGACGGTCAGACGACCTTGTCTACCTCACGACGACGACGACTCTGACGGCCGAGGGTCGCGCGATGAATGACCTCGGTCTTACGCTTGAGTGTTGTCGGAGACACTTCCTGACACATCCCGGGGTTTGAGATCGCATCACAGAGACAGCTAAAACAATAACAGTGGCCCCGGACCGCAACCTCAGTGCACTCCTCCACACAGCAGAGAGAACTCCATGGAATCCGAATTCGGAGCTCCATACTTTTTGGCTTGCTTAGGAGTAAGACAAATGTCCTCCTACAGCGAATACCTGTCCCGGAAGATGCAACGGACCCAGAAGGTCCTCGACACTCGCCCGCATCGCGATGCTGGACACCAGACTGAAGTCATCCGCCGTCTCGCTGCCGCTGGCGTTCAGGAGCAGAAGACCACGACGGTCTCCGGCAACGTGGTGCTCGATGGTCCGTCCACTCGCGTGAACTCCATGATCAAGGGTGGTCACTCGGTTCAGGACACCGCGATCTACAATGAGTACACGGCCGGTCAGGCAGTGGCCCAGAGCGCACGGGCTGTGAATGCGAAGGCTCCCCAGATCTCTCTCACGTGCTATTCCAGCACGGCGATGCCTGACTTCAATGATCGTCTTCGTGCGGATGCTCAGCTTGCCACCGTTCAAGCGGCGAAGAACGCCTATGCCCGGGGCTGGGACACGGCTGCCTGTTGCCAGGTCTGCGGGGAGCCTCCGCAGTTTAAGGGCGGGTGCCAGTGTGCGCTCACCGTGGCCCAGCAGCGCAACTTCCCGACGTCCAGGTCTCGCCCCGAGGTCCCGTCGTAAAACGGATTCATTCTCTCCAACCCAGAGAGTCAGTGTCCCAAATGGAATCACGTCTGCATGCCATTCTCCTGCGGGGTGTCCCCGTAGGCTCAACCTTCTTCGAGGAGTTCGTCAAGGACTGCCGGGCGTGGTACGAGCAACCCGCCCACAGCATGACCGAACTCCGCACACGTCTCAACACAAAGCTCCGCGGAGATCTCTTCGAGGAGTTCTGTGTTCTCTACATGAAGCACGTCCGAGGCTATCCACAGGTCTGGAGGCTGGAGGATGTGCCCGACGACATCTTGGGCGGACTCGGACTGAAGCGCCAGGACATGGGGATTGACCTCATCTGCGAGCGGACTGGACGCTATACCGCCGTTCAATGCAAGTACAAGAAGCCCTCCGGAACGAAGTCCAAGACCATCGTGACGTGGAGCCAACTCTCCACCTTCTACGCGCTGGTCTTGCGGACGGGACCCTGGGAGACCTACGCTGTGATGACGAACTGCGACTATGTTCGCCACATGGGGAAGAAGACGTCGAAGGATCTGTCGATCTGCGTCAAGACCTTCAAGCGGATCACGTCTGAACAGTGGACGCAGATGTGTGGACTGGAGGGACATCGCATGACCGAGGCTCCCAAGCCTGCAGTGCTGTCCCTGGACCAGCTCCGCGCAGCCCGTCTCGCCAGATTTACAGCGACGGCCCCTGTGGAGACCAATGCTGACGGTCTACACCGTCCCAGTGGCCCGGAAGCCCGAGTGGATTGACCTGTCCGGGACACCGCTGGCGGACCTGGTCGAGTCCGCGCTTGCCATTCTGGCCCATCAACCGACCGCTGTCGTCTGGTTTGGATACCTTGAAGGATTCATGATCACCTCCCAGGAGGAGATCCAGCTTCGGGCTGTGCTCCGAGCCTTCCCCTGTCATCTGGTGTGCTCGATGCCCCTTCTTTTGCCGTTTGCGTGGAAAACGGAGGTCGATACCATTTACACACGAGACCCCAATGGAGTCCCCGGTTCTCACGACAATGGTTGTGCTGTACGCAATGGGGGTTCGACTGGACACGACTCGGCTGGTGTCGAGTCTGCCCCTGACCTCGGTGTTCATCAAGCTCGAAAAGCAAGGCGTCCTCAAGCGAGGCGAGTCCAAAAAGGATCGAATCCGACACCGCAAGGCTCCAGCTCCCCCGAAGCGGACGACGGGATTCGGGCACAATAGTATCACGATGGTCTTGATGTCCACCGGGAATGGCACGCTTCGCGAGAAGGAGATCACGGTCAAGATCTTCCAGAACGGCGTGTTCCACGTCACGGGCGTTCTCGATGAGCGGTATGATCGCGATGTGGTGAACCGGATTCAGGCGCAGATTCTGGAGTCCTGCCCCGATGCGGTCCTCGAGGGAACGTGGACGCCGGACACCCGCCGGGTTGTGCTGATGAACTACAAGACCTCGCTCCAGGGAATCACCAACCTCTCGCGTGAGCATCTGCATCTGGCCCTTCGTCGTCAGGGCTACAAGACGAACTATGAGCCCGCAGTCTATCCCGCGGTCAAGGTCTACTTCCCCGAGACCAAGTGGATTGCGAAGGTCTTCAGGACGGGCCAAGTGATCCTGACGGGGATGACAACGGCAGAGGAATGTGAAGCGCTGGTGCAACAGCTCTCGCCTGCGCTGTCAACAGCGGTACAATCTCAGCCTGCACCCGCCCCACCCATGCGAGGGTAAACATCGCCATTCCAACCGTGCTCAGCATCATCAGGATGCCCTGCTTCGACCGCTCGTTCGCCTCCACACCAACGAGCTCAAGGAACGGGTCCAAGAACGACGTCTCGTCCTTGATCAGTCGTTGTTCGACCTTCGAGAACACACACCCGTGAAAGAGGATGTGCTGAAGCCAAATCAGACCACAGATCCCAAGCAGGATCGTCTGAAGCCAAAAGGCGCGAAGCAGGGTAAACGACAGCACCACCATGAGGAGAATCACATAGGAGGTTCCCGTATGGATGGCGCGCACAAGTCGCCCCTTTTTCGCGTTGTCCTCTTCCCAGTAGAAGATGCGGTGAATCACCCACTCTGTCCAATTTACTGCGGTCTCCTCCATACTAAAGTATCGCACAACAAAGCATGTCGACTGCCCGCGAACTTACGCCTGCAGAAGTTGCTGAGGGACAGCGCGGAATCAACGAGGAGGTTCTGACGGCCACACAGATTCAGGCCCTGGTCAAGCGGATGGATGCCAGTAAGACCAAGTGGCGGGCCCTGAAGCGCCAGGGGAAGACCGAGGAGTACCTTGAGAAGCTCAAGGTGGAAAACGAGACAATCTATTTCAATTACCCCAGTCTCTTCAACCTTCACGCAGAGGACAAGCTGGATCAGACGTTCTTCGAGATGCTGAACCTCAAGCGAAAACTTGAACGGGGCGAGCTGACCAACGAACAGGCAAGTGCCATGGTCGGTCAACAGCTGTTCGCTCGCTTTGTTCCCC